AGTACCTTGCAAAAGTAATGCTTATTTTTGATTCTTTTTTTTCAGGTAAATATAGGTGTTTTTGGTTTGCCATAATAGCAAGCCCTGAACTAATTGATGCGTCAAATCTTGTACGGTTAGAAATATCAAACTTCGCCCAGTCTTCAAGCGTTCTATTAAACGGCATAGAGCCTATCAAATCTGAGTCTCTGTACTTGGCCTCCATATCAAAGCCAACATACTTTTCTATATAGGACTCAATAGCAGAGGCATGAGACTGTCTAACGTCCTCAGATGAGTTGGGTATCCCACCGAGTTCTTTCTCTGTCTTAGAGAGGTTGTTATACTGCTTATCGGGTCGGTTCATACTATAACCTCTGTACCCTCTATTCTTTAAATGGTACAGCAATCGTGGTTTGTTGTTCTCCGCAAGGACCGGCATACCGTAAAACACCAACGCCATCAATACATCCTCGAAGAATATCTCAGCGGTCTGTGGTCTGGCTACATATTCCAAGAAGAATTCATTTACTGGTGCATTGTCCATGTGGTATTTGGTCATACCATGTAACGCACCATTAGAACCACGCCCATCAACAGTGGCGGAAATATCGTAAGAGTCACAACCAAATGACCCTAAGTGTTCATTCCCTGGGTATTTAATTCCATTCCTGTTTATTACATTATTCTGTAGCCCCGGCTCTGGCAGCCAACTTACTAAGAACCTCCCCCTGTTGTCAGGGTACCATACTACCTTGGTATCTTTGATCCCATCTTTCCACATAAATGATCCACGAGTAACCAAGTGTTCCTTGATTTGCGAGTCATTGTAGTCTATCTGCTGGTATATCTTGGTAATGTTAAATAGAGAGGACTTTGATTCATCCCTGAATGCATGAGATTCTGTGCGAGGGAACTGACGATAAAATTCATTCAAGGCATCGGGGTCTGACTTCAATGACTCCGCTTCAGCCTCCCAATAATCGATAGCTCCGTTGCGAATCCACATGTTATCAACTCCCTTTACTGCATTGTTTGGTTTCCTGAATACAGGCATACCGTGCTTATCGATAAAACCTTCCATGTTCCACTCCATTGGGATAAACAATTTGTATAGACCGCTCTTGGTCTGTCCGTTGGCGTTTCTTTTTGTTGGGTCTGAATCTTCGTATAGTTTCTTGTAGTTGTCACCACCCTTACTTAAAGCATTGGATGTGGAACCCATCATGCACTTGCCGATAATCTTACTACCAACACGCAAACACGTCTTTGTTACACGCCAATTGTTTAGTATGTTATTTGGTTTCAGCCACTTAGCTGATTCATCGTGAGAAAGAAACAATAGCTTTTCCCCGTCATAAGAGTTCTCTTCTGTGTTCCTCCAGTCAATGGTGGTATCAAGTCCGTCCATATCTTCCACCTTGAGCTTGTCCATGTTCTTCTTGGTAATCTTGGATGCAGGTACACGATAGGCTAACTCTGTCTTTGGTTTATCCATACCATCCATGACCGGCTTGAAGAAGAATGGCAACTTGCTGTTGATAGGCACCACCTTGTCGGTAAACATCTTCTTGGCATCTATACCGGTCTTTGATAATATCCCAATCCTTGAATCTCTTGCAAGTGTGGCTATGTTCACCACCTCGGACGAAGACATGAACGAGAATCCAGAACGTCTTATCTTTAGATATATCATACCAAAGCATCTTGGGTCTGCCTTGCAAGCCTCCCAGTATATGTAGAATATCCTATTGGCTTCACGATAGTCGGGATACCCAACGTCAATACTAGCCCATTGAAGATACATCCAATGGGCCCCCGTTATGTATGTAGGATCACCGCCATTCATAAACCAATAACCCTTATCCCTATATTCAAATTGCTTCTCAATGTAATCTACCCATGCCTCTTTGAATTGTTTGGCCATGGTGTTCCATTGGAATATACTTTGGATTCTTTGCAATTCTTTTGGGTACTCTTCTCTCTCCCAATATTGCTCAGTGGATTTCTTGTCTCTGGAGTGTATGTTTTCTGGAACGCCTGGTAGTGCTATTATCAACCCTGATATGTTTATAATCTCACCCACGGTACCATCCTTGGATATAACCACCATGTCGTAGGTCTCACTATAGCCATATCGCCATGCTTTTAACGTGTTCTTGTGCTTCATGGTATCCTTCGGCACGTAGTCTTTCAGTACTGTGTAAAGACTATTTTGATCTTCTTTCTGCAAATCCACGAGTAGTGTCTGATTTTTTAGCCCCTTGTTCAATCATATCGATATCTTCTTTCTCTGCTGTGATGCGGTTTAAAATATCGAATGCATCAAATATAGCCAACTTCTTGGTAGCTGCTGCGTTCTTTAATTTATCGGCTGCCAATTCATCTTCTTCGCCCGGCTTAATAATCTCTTCTTGAGCTACCTTTATCAATCTTTCTACTGCTGCGTATCCAGCTTCTATGATTCTCAATTTAATTTCCTTGTTGTCTTTCATAGCTTTATAGTTATTTGGTGGTCGAATATTCGGTACAGCTTTTCTCCGTCCACTTCAAACTCATACTCGCTTTCCGGCTGAAAGCAAACCATATCTCCTGTGTTTACCCCTTTACTGATTAGGTATTGGTTAGGATAAACCATTTCACCCATCAAGGGTTCTTTGCTGAACGGCTTGAATATGTATGATTTTTGTATAGGTATGGGTCGAACGAAACAGTATCTGTCGTATGCATTCCATGCATCATCATGTTTGAATAAGAAAAACTGGTCAGGTTCGATGAAAAATAAATCTTCACGAAAGAAACTTTTCCCACTCTTTCGATTTCCTTTGATGTCGTTGTAGAATTTGAAAACATTGTGGTGTACTAATAATATATCTCCGGGTACAATTGGCCCATTATATCCACGAGGTACTTCTATTACCTCGGCTTGCCTGTTAGAAAACTTATGATCCTCCTCGGATGTGCTTACAATAAGATTGATACCGCCTATCTCCTTGGTATTGTTGTATCGTTTTCCTTCTAGTGGTTTTGCAATAAAGTAAAATGGTGACTGCATCAATAGTTAATATTGTACTCTATGGATACAGGTATATTGGAGGAAAACTCCTTCCAAAGGACAACTTCTTCCTTTGGATTTATGATATAGATTTTAATCGATTGCTTCCTCTCGTCATACTTGATTAGGTGTATCTCATTACTTTCATTAAGCACCTTTTGCCCAACGATGTAATGCATAGCCCCATTCTTGTAGTCTGGACCAATCGCTATTTTCCTGATTTCCATAGTTCATTTGATTAGATTTAATTTAGAAAAGTTTATTACTGGAGTTGCCAGATGTTTACCTCAGCTGATGGTACATTACTCCATCCACCTAGATTTGTATGAGGGTACAATCCTCCTGCGTTCGTGCCTGAGCTATCTCTCATTATCTCAAAAGTGGCAGTCGTACCAGCAGTGCTGATATTAATAGGGAAAGTAATCTCATAGGGAGTGCTAACATTTGTAGTGTCCAAATGAAATGCCTTTACTGATCCTGCTTGAGTCCCATTCACCAAGAACCTAAACAACAAAATAGCTGTACCTCCTGAAGAACCTTGACGCTCAACGCTGCCATATCCGTTTATTAAATACAACCCTGGTTCATTGAATGTAATCAACCCACCTGATGATATCATTACAGCATCTCCAGATGTTCCTTGAGCTGCCCCAAAAGTTACTTGCAATGCAGTATTCAAAGCAGCAGGCGTTTGGGTTACAGTAGATTGAGCAACCAAAACAGGAGTAAACTCAAAAGTATCAGCAAATAAGGAAGCAATGCTACCCAAAGTATAGTTCTTAGTTTCGTTATTTGATGACGCTTCCGTTCCAATTAGTTTATCTGATATGGCCGGAGAGTTGTCCGTGGTGTATTGTGAGATTTTCATCTTATGTCAAGCTTAACAAGTATAATGTTTTGTAGATTAATCCAGACATCTCGTCCAAAATATTCTGCAAACAAGATGGATAGTTTTTGTATTCCTCTTCAATAGTTTTAGCCAATGATTTTAAATGGGTAATGGCATCTTCTGCACTTGAAGCAGGAATAGATATATCCAATCTTCCATAGTACCCGAAATAAGATTCTGTAAAGCTATCTGTCAAATCCAATATGCCATCATAATAAGCATTCAATGCTTTGTGTTCAGCAAATGATTCTGTTTTAAGATGCATCAAATGCATCATGTCTCTGGATTGGAATAACATTCCAATAAATTTTGCAGGTGCCATTATTCTTTTTCTTTCTTTTTTATTTCTCCTGTTTTTAAATCGATAACAACATCTTCGCCATATCGATCTATTAATAGTCTTTCGTGATTGGAGAACTTCTCACGCAAGACATCAATTGCATTTAATACAGAGTGCTTTTGCATTTCAATGTCAGCAATTGACATCTTCAAACGAGTGTACTCTGTGTTCATTTGTTGGATTGTTTCCAACTCTTCTTGTGTTAATTTCATTGGATTAAATTTAATACAAATATATGCGTTTTTATAAAAACAAAAATCCCCCTGTTTTGCAGGGGGGACTATCTTATTACTTGGTAGATTTTTTCTTCTTGGCTTTTGGAATCTCCATCGCCTGGTATTGAGTCTTGCCTCCTACCTTAACTGCTTTTAACAATTGGTTTCTGTTTCCGGCAGCATTGTAAGATACATGCACCCAATCAGGATTTGAGTCATCTCCAAATTCCCAAATCATTTGGTCGAACTGCAAGTTGTTTGCAATGTAAGCAAACACATCTGCATTCTTTTGGTCCAAATCAATGTCAACAGCTTGACCAACATTGTGTTGGCTAGCCTTAGCTCCACCGACTAACTTGTTTAAGTCAGACGAACGGTATCCGCTACTGATTTTAATTGGGCAACCTAAGCCTTCTCTCAATGGCTCAAGTACTTTCTCGCAAAGGATTGTTAGATTTTCTAACACTTGTGGATCTTTGGGTACATTTGGTATCCCGTTTTTGATTGCAGTTTGACTGTATGTCAACTCACGCAAAGTGAAATTTTCAGAAATATTCATGGCTATTATCTTTTAATAATCAGCAAAATAAACAACAAAACAGCCATAATTGCAAGCCACCACTTGTATTCTTCTTTTTCTTTGTACACTATTTTAGGCTTGGTGGTAATGGTTTTTGTTTTAATTATGGTCTTTGGTTCCTGAGTGATGATAGTTTTAATAGTATCTTTTACTCGGATTATCTTCACCTTGATGCCACCGGTATCGATAAAGATTGTATCGATTTCCTTAGTAACATAAGTCTTTTCAAAGTATATCGAATCCCTAACCTTGATGGTATCCGTAACGACAATAGTGTCGGGCTCACAAAGCTTGGGTTCTTTTTTGCACGCCTGCTTAATGTGCCATTGTGATGAGCAGGAAGATAGCAATATTGCTATGATTAAATATCTCATTCTTTATTTTGTTTGGTAAACTTTTCAGCTACGGTGCCTATACCATAAGCAATGGATATAAACTCAACTGCTTCAATGGCTTTGTCTGATTCTTTGTAGAACATATAGACAATCAATGAGACAAATCCTAGGGCCCCCAACACTCTTTTGTGAGAGACTCCACTAGAAGACGACACCATATCTATCAGGAACTTTTTCATTACCCTTGTCCTTTCGATAATTTTACGTAGTTCTTGCTATGCTTGGATTTGCTAGTCTTGGTCTTAGCATGTATTCCTGGGCGAGAAATCTTTGGCTTCACCTTGAACTTAGTAGCTATAGTATTTGATTTTACCTTGGCCATTACTTTATAATTTCAGATTGTGGCACATTGATTTGCATCATCATTCCCCCATCGTATCTTTTTACTTCTTTGCCGTTGTTTAATACGATAATGGTTGGGACTGCTTTGATTTTGAATTGTTCTTTTACTTCGTATGGGAACTTATCTAGCGAAAGGTAGTAGTACTTAACACCGGGAGTATTCACCCACTTATAAGTGTTAGCCTTGTTCCATTCGTAATTCAATTGAACCACCGCTTTGCCTTTGGCAAGATCTGGAACCTGATTCGGTTTGTTTTGTTCGTCATTGCCTTTGAAAAATATCAAACTAATCAAGGCAATCAATAATACAGTACCTATAGTTTTCATCGCATTAATCTCTCTTCCATTTTTTCAAGACGCTGGTCAATCTTATCAACCTTCTTCTCTATGTTGTCTACGGTAGTACGAAGCAATTGGTCTTTCAGCTCGTACTCTTCTTTGGTAACTGCAGGTTTTGGAAGCTGCTTAGCCTCTTCAATGTCAGCAGACAACTTGTAATAAACACCCATTGTGCTTACTACTCCAGCGATTATCACCACTAAAAACTCTAGCGTGATATTGAATTTAGTTGACTTGTCTATGTTTATGGGATTGCTCATGATTCAATAGGTGGGAATGGTGGTGGTGGTGGTGGTATGTATTCGGCTTCGGGTAGGGTTAATATCCAATTCCATTCGGGATTATTTACGATTTCTTCTTTGTCTTGTTGAGACAAGAATAGGAACCAAGTCCCATCTATTGATTGTACGCAGTTAAAAAATTGACTTGGTGAGTAATACTGACCTTGTATTTGTTCGTAATTTTCTTTGGTTAAAATATAGCCTATCATACGTTACGGCTTAAAGTTGTTTGAAACGCTTGAACGGCAGTATAAAAGTCGGAAGCATTAGTTCCGCTTATGCCGTCACCTAATGAAGCAAATGCATATTGTTTTGAAGCAAAATCCGTAGCCGTACCACCACCGTTGGCAGCACCAATATAGATGTTATTATTTGCAAAGTTACCTCCATTTGTTCCTGTTTTTATGGATGAACCATTTTTATATAAAATTTGAGTTGAACTTCCATTAGTAGCACCTAACCAAAACCCCCTTGAATCTGTTGAAGTTATTGATGTTCCATAACCTGGGTCAGGTAATCCTAAAAATGCTGCATTACTTGCTAAATAACGTGGTATTAAATAGGTTGGATTACTTGTTAAGCCTAAATTTGCTGCGTTTGCAAAATCGTATGAATTTTCACCAACATTATTTCTAACATATAAAGATAAATGAGCAGATGTCGTTGAAAAATTAGTAGATGTATTAAAATTAGTATCAAAATACGCACTCGTTCCATTAGGTGTAACCCCTGTACTTGCAAAAGTCCAACCGCTTGAAAAAGTCGCGGTAAACGATGACGATTTTAAATTCTGCGCACAAGCCGCAGCACTTGCTCCAACCATTGGATAAATGGCTTTCATTGCATTCCATATAGAATAACCTTTTAAATCAATTACAAGCGTATTAACTGCCGTTTTCTCGGTGGTTGATAGGCTACCTCCTGCCGTTGTAACTCGGTCAAAGAATGCTTGTGCATCTGTATCGTACAATGTCGTTACGCTAATTGTATTTGAATATCCTGTAATTGGCATTGTTAAATATTAGGGAATGGTGGTGGTGGTGGTGGTACGTATTCGCCTTTTGGTAAATCTAATACCCAAGCGTATTCAGATACTTGAATAAATGGTATTTGTTGGTCACTTACAAAATTGAACCAAACGCCATTAATGTCTTGAACGCAGTTAAAATACTGATAAGGTGCAAATTCTTTGCCTTGAATTTCGGTATATTGTTCTATTGTTAAAATATAGCCTATCATACTTGTCTTGATAATGTCGTATTAAACGCTTGTACTGCGGTATAAAAATTAGATGCTTCGGTGTCAGTCAATCCGTCACCTATTGATGAAAATGCACATTCTTTTGTTGTTCTATAATTTGCACCTCCATTTTGATTAAATGCTCCTATATATATATTTAAATTAGGTAAAGCCGATGAAGCGGTTGTTCCACTTGCTATTTTTGTTCCATTTTTCCAACCATTGACTACGTTTGATGCCGTTCTATTCCCTACATAAAATCCTTTTGAGTCTGAATCAGAATAAGTAATATAAGTTGCTGTGCTATTAATTCTAAAATAAGTAGTGCCACTTGTTCTTATTTCGACCAAAGAGCCATATCCCGAACCTTCGGAACCCATTTCCACTTCAACCCCATTTGATGTTGTTCGTGAATAATATGATAAATGAGTTGAATCTAAATTGCTAACTGAACTCATATTTAGATTTGTGTTCATAAATGCACCAGAAGCAGTTGGAACTGCTCCAGTACTAGCAAAAGTCCAACTTCCATTAAAAGTACCAGTAAAACTACTACTCTTTAAATTCTGTGCACACGCTGCCGCACTTGCTCCAACCATCGGATATATGGCTTTCATTTTAGTCCATATAGAATAGTACTTTAAATTAAGGACTAATGCATTTGTAGCCTGTTGTTCTGTAGTTGTCAAGCTTCCTCCTGCTGTGGTAACACGAGTGAAGAATGCTTGAGCATCTGTATCGTACTCTGTGCTAGCTC